TATACTATAAGAACAAGGGGTTTACGAAGGGTGAATTACTGCATTTTGGGGTTCTGCAATAAATAGCAATAAATGCAATAAAGAATTTTAACCTTGCACCCAGCAAAGCTAGTGGTATTAATTAATCGTTAAACATGAGAAAGGAAAATTTATGTCAAGTGTGTTTATCGTTACACGTCCAAGAGAAAATAAATTCGGGTGGACACCAGATCTAACAGACGCAGCGCGGTATGGAAAAATCGTCATCATATTCGAGGCAGATGATAAGCCTCAATTTGAACCGCAAAAGGCAATCAGAAAAGCTAGGGAAATCCTAGAAGGTTTCGGCCCGAAAGATTTCATCCTATGGCCAGGCGGCGGTGATCCAATCGCAGTCATGATCGCATGTATGATCGCATCAGAAGAATCAGAAGTCGTAAACATCCTGCGATGGGAACGGAACTTCGATGAAATCAGAGACAGGCGAAAAGGATGGTACATGCCAGTCAAACTGAACTTCAGGGAGGATGAGTGATGATGGCTGTTAATAACAGAAATGTTAGGCTCAATCAGTATGCAATGGAACTTAGGCGGTCAGGTAAACTTCTCCGCGAAATAGGAGAGGAGTTGGGCGTAGGTAAAGAACGGGCGCGGGTCAGGGTTGTCATGGGTGAGATTTTTGAAAAATTATGTGAACGTGATAAAAACGCTAAAACAATGGGAGATCTGTTTCTATCAGCGCGGCTCAAAAATGTAATCAAAGGTATCCCCGCTGACCACATGACCTTCAATGAGTTCTTGGAAAATGTAAGCCAACATAAAATCAGAGACATACCAAATTCTGGCAAAATGTGCGTCAAAGAATTGGCCGAAACCTTACGAAATAAAAATGTCCCAGAAAATAAAATAAGCGCGTGGCTCAACGTGAAAATTGAAAAAGTAAAAAAACCAAAAAATAAACGATGTGACGCAGGCATACCAAATGGGCCAGAAGAAAAGCACAACACATGCCAGAGATATGTCATCGACGAAGGTAGGATGTTTGTAGGAAAGCTATGCAACGAGCCACTAAGGCCAATGCAGAAAAAATACTGCACAAAACATAAAACATATAAAAAACCTAAATCTGGTACTGCTGAATAAAGTTTATTTCAATATATAAAAAAAAGTTTGCAGTCATTAATATTCTTTGGTATCTAAAAGGTATCGAATCAGAAAGGAAATACCATGATTAAAAATAGCAAGGCCGTGAAAATCATATCATACCTGATGGAAAACCCATCCGCAAAGGTAGCAGAGGTCGCAGCAAAAAATAACGTGTCAAAATCATATGCACATAAAATTATGAAATCATTCGATGCGCCATTCCGCAAACCAGAAGCCAAAGAAACCCAAGTCGGTGGATCTCATTACAAAGATATGCACATACAGCCTTGGGATGCGCTAGAAGCTTGGATGACCCTAGATGAAATACGAGGGTATCATAAAGGTGTGGCAATCTCATACCTCGCCCGTGAACACAGAAAAGGCGGGGATGAAGATATCGCAAAGGCAATCCACCACCTAACCGCATTGATGGATCTTCTTCATGTTTAAAAATCCAACATGCGACTTCTGTGGCAACGAAAGTGACTTCACCCAAACAAGTCAATGGGGTGAGGTCGCAAGCTGCTACGAGTGTGATGACAAATACACAAAAGAAAATTGCCCATTCTATATGGAGAAACCAAATGATAAAAAAAATCATCTGCCCAGAATGTAAAGGCGAAGGCGAAGTGGAGTATGACCACTGGTCACTGCGCTCATTCCAAAAAGATGTGGGCGAGTTCGTATCTAAAATAGAAATCTGCGCCACATGCGAAGGCAGTGGTCAAGTGGATGAAATAGAAGATGACGGATTCATCACAGTCTATAATTCAGATTGGATTAAAAAATGATCATTAAAACATGGCAGTTCGAAAACTCTAAACAAGAAATACCCAGTTGGCTTAAAAATAATTGTGAAAAACGTATAAATAGCCCACGACTATGGGTCTACACACAATACGGCGAAATACCAGCAAACGAAGGACATTGGATCTCACTCAATCTAAGAGGTCATGTCGATGTTCACAAAACAAAACCAATGAAAACAAATATCATACAAGAAATGGGCGCAAGCTTCCTATTCGTTGCAATGGCAATCTTAGTGATTGTAGTAGTGCTGGCAATGTGATGAAAGATTTCAATGTAAAAATCACCGTCAGAAATAATAGATTGCTACAGGCAATTCTCAAAAAATATAAATCCGTGGCAGACTTGGCGCGAAAAATGAATCGTAGTCAGTCGCGGGTTAACGCTCTTGTCACGATGAAAGCCAAACCCATTACCGAAAAAGGATGGACCCAACTCGCGTTCGATGTAGCCGCAATGGTTGGAAAAGAACCAAAAAAGCTTTGGCCAGAACACCTGCAAAACATCAAGCTGTTAACGTCCACGTCAGAATTTACCATCGACATAGAAGGCGTGAAACAAATAATGTCGGATAACTCAGTAGAGAAAATGATAGCCCAATCGCAAGTGTTGCGGCAACTTGATACTCGACTAAACAACACGCAGAAAAAAGTAATAGATATGCGCTTTTATCAAGAGATGACCCTAGAAGAAACTGGAAAAGTTTTAGGCTTGAGCCGTGAGCGCATAAGGCAGATCGAATGCAAGTCGTTAAGAATGATGAGATATGATGCCAGAACTCAAGGTTATTTAAAACCACGAAGCAAAAACAATAAAAATTTATTGGCTAAATTAGAAAAAACCAACCAAGGGTGCGAACTTTTTGAATAAAGATTGTCATAGTATTCGCAATGTGATAAGACCAAAATTAATAAGGGGTTTGGTCACTCCATTTCTCGCTAGTTACAAATTGTCCTATTACTAACTCCATGCTGCCCAGACTTTACCCTCAAGCTCACGCTTGGGGGTTTTTTCTTCCATAAAATTCAACAGCAATATCCGATGGCTTGTCAAACAAATACCAACACGAATTATCCTTGCCAGCAGTCTTATCAAACCACTTCACCCTGCCAATGCTCACAATCTTTCGCAAGCGAGGTAAATAATTAATCGACTGCTTTGTGTGAACCCAATCAGCGTCAAACAAAAGCCAAGTCGGCCTTAAATCAGACAGCTTCTCAATTAATGGGTGCAAAAGAGTTCTGTCCCACGGTGGGTTTGTAATAATGCAATCACAGCCAGCAACGTATTGCTCTTCCAAATGCAAGGCGTCCTGAAACCAAATCCAATCCTCCTGCGGCTGGATGTCATATGCACTCACACACTCTAAACCTATAGAAATCAAAGCCCTAACCAATGCGCCGTCCCCCGCACATGGCTCACAAAATGTCTCCCCGCCCCCAAAGAAAGGCCGAAGAGGTAATACAGCCTCAGTCGGTGTCCTGTAGAAATCACGCGAAATGCGCTCAAAGTCAGATCTCTTGCCCATAACGTCCTCCCAGAGGGGCTTTCTTTTTATAAGCTTATATTATACATTCATAAAAATATACAGCTAACCACTGCAAAGAAAGGTCACAACATGGCGAAAGCCAAAAGTAAAAATCCAATAGGCAGGCCAAGATTTGAGGTCACACCAGAAGTTCTGGCGCGAACAGAAAGAGCAATGGCGCAAGGATTAACCAAAGAACAATGCGCTGGCGCACTTGGTATTTCAGTCTCAACTTTTCAACTTTATCAGGCAGAAAATTCGGAATTTTCGGAAGCTATAAAAAAGGGTGAGGCCAGCGGAATAGAACAAGTGACCAATGCCCTCTTTGAAAATGCTACTGTTGAACGAGATAACACAGCCATTATCTTCTATCTAAAAAACCGCGCAGGCTGGGTGGATAAAACCGAAACAAAAATTCACGAGGAAA